TGTCAGAGACAAAAACAAACAAAACAGGGTGATCCTAGTTCTTAACCCAAGCACAAAAGAACATTTTATATACAAGCGTTTTTATCAAGATAGGGGCGTGCAAGCTGGAGCAAACTCACACAAGGGGAACTCCGTTTATATACACACAACATATCTGGACAACATTGAAAATCTTTCCGATAGCTACATTAGCCAAATTGAAGAGATGAAACAAAGAAGGCCACAGAGATTTAACGCTGTAATAAAAGGCAATTGGATCGACAAAGCTGAGGGAGTAATCTTTAACAATTGGAAGCTTGGAAAGTTTAGGGAAGTATCCACTCCGGTTTTTGGTGCTGATTTTGGATTTTCCAATGACAGTAATACACTTGTAAAAACTAGCATAGACAAAAACAATAAGATCATATATGTAGAGCTGTGTTTTTATATTCCAGGATTAACAACATCGCAACTCAGAGAGCTTTATAAAAAACACGCTGGAGATTCTCTTATTGTTGCCGACTCAGCAGAGCCAAGACTTATCCACGAACTTAGAACAACCTGCAATATTGTGCCAGCTATAAAAGGCCCAGGCAGCATTACTTATGGAATTGCTTTGCTTCAGGATTACGACCTGGTAATTGATGAGGGTCAAGGCAGCACACCGCTTATAAAAGAGCTTAACAATTACTGCTGGTTGGAGAAGAAATCACAAACACCAATCGATAAATTTAATCATGCAATTGATAGTTTGAGGTACTCGGTTTCTTATCAATTAAAGAATCCAACAGCAGGAGAATATCATTTTATTTAGCAATTCCTTGACCCAATAAATATTTAAAAATCATATAGTATATATAATCAATTTGTAAATGAACACGCAAAGCTTAAAAGTTCCAAATGATTTATCTGAAATTAAACTGTCAGATTATCAAAAATTTGTAAAAATAGCAGAGAAGGATCAGGAGACAGATTTCTTACATAAGAAAATGATTGAGATATTTTGTCACATTCCTTTTAATCAGGTTAGCACCTACTCATTTAATTCTGTTAGAAAGGTTATTGAAATTCTAACAAATATGCTCCAGCAAAAACCAAAGCTTAAAACAACGCTTAAAATACATAACAAAGATTACGGATTTATTCCAAAGTTAGATGACATGAGTTTTGGGGAATATGCAGATTTGGACATACTAATTGCAGACTGGGAAACAATGGATCAAGCAATAGCGGTTTTATACAGGCCCATCACAAACAAGTTTAAAAACAAGTATTTGATTGAAGATTACGATTCAGATAAAACAGCTTACATGGGAAACATAACAATGGACTATGTATTTGGGTCGCTTTTTTTTTTGAAAAATTTAAATCAAGAGTTATCGAAACATATCCTGCAATATTTAGCCAAGATGAGCAACAAATTGACACGAGCTCAGAAGGATCACTTATTGAGCAATATGGTTTCTGGTCCTCCTTTTACGCAATTGCAAAAGGTGACTTATTAAAGTTTGATCAAGTGGCCAAGTTAAATGTGAACTCATGCTTTACATACTTGAGTTTTGAAAAACAGAAAAACGAATTAGAATTAAAAAGGATTAAAAATGCTAGATAAGGATAAAATGATCGATGACCTATATGATAGAAATCTTTTAAACGATGACGAAGAGATAATTCTATCTGATGGTTTTGAACAAGCATTTATTGGAATTAGTGCTGGCAATAACAAGATAGCCATTTACGACTTTTGGAAGGCTTTGGATTGTCTGTTAAAGGATGACAATACATTAGAATTTAACGAAGCTTTAGAATGGCTTGAAGATTATGCTAAGGAAAAAATTAAAAACATTGAAGAGTTGACACCTATTTTTGTTAAGACACTATGAACACATACTTTGAAATAATTGATGACCTGCAAAAAATTGCAATTGCAGAGCCTTTCATTAACACAGTAACACAGGGAGACATCACAGACGTAGATTTAAACAAGTCTACAATTTTCCCGCTGTGTCATCTGTCAGTTACAAACGCATCCATTACATCAAACCTAGTGACTTTAGAGGTGTCTGTTATTCTTATGGACATTACAGACTTTTCAAAAGAAAACCCTTCAAGTGACATCAGAGGTAATAACAACGAAATGGACACCCTAAACACTCAGCTAAATGTTGCAAGTAGAATCCAGGCTACCATTTTAAGAAACTCAAACATAAGAGACACCTACCAGCTAGAAGGCCCATTCATTTGTGAGCCATTTGCGGAAAGGTTTGAAGCTAATTTGGGGGGATGGTCTGTGACCTTTAGCGTATCAATGAACAACTCAATGACAAGCTGCTAATGAATCCCACTGAAATGAAGTTTGTGAAACAGGGTTTAAACAAATTTGCCAAGGCTGTAGTGCTACAATCTAAAGGAAATTTAAAAAGCGGTTCTGCTCTTGCAAAGTCTATTAAACAAAAAATTAATGTTGGAAAGAATTCAATCGAGATTGATTTCTTAATGAAGGAATACGGCCTCTATCAAGACAAAGGAGTTAAGGGAGCTATAAATCCATATAAAGGAAAGGATGGAGCAAAGCCCTATGAAAAGGGAAAGAAATACAGGTTTGGAACAAAGACAGGCAAAAAAGGAGGATTAACAAAAGGGATTTTAAAATGGGTAAAAGCCAGAAGATTTCAGTTTAGAGAAAAAAAAGCAAAAGGTAAACTAGGAAGGTTTATGTCTTATAAAACTACAGCCTTTTTAATTACCAGATCGATCTGGAGTAAAGGAATAAAGCCAAGCTTGTTTTTTACAAAACCATTTGAGAAAGAATTTAAAAAGCTACCAAAACAAATTGCTGAAGATTTTGCTTTAGACGTTAAAGCACTATTTAAGTTTTCAACTAAAAACATATCTAAATGAGTAAAATAAACGCTCGCTCGCCCTTTTATTTAACCTACGTCACGCCAACAAAGCCAAATCCAGAATTTACTTGTACGATTGCTAACCTATCAGATTACACAGTTGACACAAATGGAACGGTATCTCTTCCTAATTTAGATTATGGATATATAGAATCCTTTACTAGCACAGCAGGGGATTTCGCAAATGACAAATTTTCAGCAGTAAGCAGTCAAACAGTAAGAACAGTAATTTTTAAAATTGTGATACCTAACGGGTTCTCGAACTCAGGAGCTGGATTTTTACTATGCTCAAAAAATGCAACTCAACAAGTTGGTGACTGCTCTGGTGGCCCAACTGCAAACGGAAGTATCCCTGCGCAATCTATGACAGCAGGAGGTGACACAGATACAGTAAACCTTGCTTCTTATTTTAACGCTGGATCAGTAGCTATTGCAGGATATAGAATTGTAAATCCTCACAAGTCATTTGTAAATATGAGCATCTCAGGAAGTACACTAACCCTTACATCTTTAAATGTAGGAGGAACTAATGTGGTTTATGTTCAAGCGTTTGACAACGGTGCAAATACTTGTATTGCAATTCAGTCTATAAGTGTAACAGTTAACGTTTCAAATAACCTTGGGTGTACAGCATCAACTGGGGTGGACTCGGTTGGTTTAACAGGGGGCGGAGTTGCACAAGATGGAACGATTACAAATCCAAGTTTAATTGGAGTAATAGATGAAATAAGATTAAGTTCAGAAGGCTCTGCCGTTACTTCTCCAATTGCAGCCAACACTGGAAGCACTGCTCAAGATGTAAGGCTGTTTTTTTTAATTACAGTTCCCCCTGGATATGCAAATGCAGGATCACAAATTGAGTGTTCGAAATTATTTAGTCAACCGGGAATTTCTTTAGTAGCTTTTGATTGTGATACTACAACGCTAACAAATCAATCTATATATACAGATGGAACGATTAAGACTGGAAATTCAACGATTGGAACAATAGAAACGACTACACCGATTAAGTTTGATCCAGTCACAATATTAACCCAAAGATCAATAACATTTAATATACGAGTGCCTTCAGGGTATTCAAATGCTAATGCTTTATTCCCTTGTCCAAAAGCAATTGCACAGCCTCCAACAGAAAACCCTTGCGGCACAAATCTTTATTATATACAACAAAGTTTTGTTGGC